AATAAAAACTGGAAGATTCTTATTGATATTCAATTTTAAAATATTTTTTCGACAATGTCGATATTTGATCAGCAGACATTCGAGCTGGTTTTGATATTTTTTTCTTTGGTATTTTAGATAGAAATGGAGCGGAGAATTGCTCTCCGCCCAAATCCAAACGTCATTGACGTTAATTTTCGAACTTTAACCTGTTGTTCTTATAGGAACTTCAAGTTAGTTGTATTGATACCAACCAAACCAACATAATCAGCCGCATTACCAAGAGATGATGCGGTATTTGTTAATTCGATGTATCCGTACCTGGTCATAAAACTGACCACTGGTTCGAAAGAAGCCGGATCAATAATAACGCCACTGCTTGTCAACGGTACATATGGGCAGTAGTACGCGGCAGCGTCAATTTCACCTGGGCCTTTATAACCAACAAGAACTGGAGTGCTATCACCAGCATATTGATCGACATAGACCCTCATGCTGTTGTTCAAAGTTCCAACAAACTTGGTGTTAGTTGGAGCTTCAAAAGTGCCCTCAGTAGTTCTTGCAAAAGCAGAAGTAGTAGCTGACTGCATGATAGTCAAAGCTGTTGGGCTAAGAACTACCCAGTTGCCAGCACCACGACGTGTGCGACTTGCAATCAAGTTAGCCTGGCGGTTAATGAGAACTGCAAGAGCAGCGTGCTCATCACCAACATAAGTGGCTGTGCCTGAAACTGCACCTTGGTCAAAGACCGCAGTTGGAGCACCTGGTAGAGCACGAAGGCTCAATAGGATTTCCTGATCAATTTCAGCAGTAATTTCTTGTGCAAGAGCAGCCATGATTTCTGCTTCAATATCAATTCCTTGCTGAGCTTGTGCATCCTGTGCAGCCTCAAAAGTCCAGCGAGCGCTTAGACGACGTGTCTTAGCTTCAACTGTTTCCTTGAGGATCTGGATGTTCAAGCGGTTGCCTGGAACACCTTCAAGAACGGCTGTAGCAGCAGCTCTTGGGTTGTCACTATCACCATTACCAGCATAAAAGCGGGCAATTTCGAAAGGACCTAGTGCTTCAGTACCAGCAGTAATAGGTGCTGGAGCACCAAATGTGTCTGCATAGCGGACACGTAATGTGTGTATCTGTCCAACTGGGCCAGTCATTGGTTGAACACCAATGATTTCATTAGCAATAACAGTTGGCATAACACGTCGAATAACTGGAAGGATAACCTTGTTAAGGGTAGCAACATTGCCAGCAGCAGTAGCACCAGCGGTTGCGGATTCCATCAACTGCAACTCTCTCTTCGTATTCTCGAGGACGGTTTCCATAACGGCTTTCTTGTTACCCTCGAGACCCTCGCAAAGAGCGCTTTTTGTAGCATCCCAGTTAGATTCAAAAAGTTTGCTCATTTTCTAACTCCTAAATTATTTGTCCTTGTGTTTAGACTTCAAGCAATAAAATTAAACACCTGCGAGACGCTTTAGCTCAATAATTTCAGCAGCGGTATCGTCACCTTCTGCTTCAACTTCAGCTTTAGCATTCTCTAGAAGCTTATTTTCTTTGTTACCGGTAAGAACTTTTTTGTTTTCACGCAAAGTTGACTTTCCGCTTACGCGACTTAGTGCAGTATTACCGGAACCAGAAGTAACAGCTGGAATATACTTTCTAAATGCTGAACGGAGTTTTTCCGTTTTAACACTTTCAAGCAATTCTGCCATTATGTCTTTCTGCTTACCAGATAGCTTGCTGAGAAGATCGTTCATTACTCCGACCCGTTCAGCTTGGCTTTCTGCAAGCAATTGACGCTTCTGAGCACCTTTAGCAAGTTCTTGTGCTTTCTCAAAAAGATTAGCTGCTTGACCAAGCTTCCGCTCATTTTCCACAACTTTCTTTTTAAGCTTGCGAACTTCATTATTTTCGTTAAAGAAGCTTGCCTGGTACTCGGCGGCAAAAGCTTCAAAGAGCTGCATACCAAAGTGTTTCCTGCGTGAGGCTTCAATATCCCCCTTGAATTGGGTCATCTCTGTTACAAGAATACCATCAAGTTTTTCTTCCACAAGTTTTGCACTGCGGCGGATGAACTCTTTGCGGGTTTCGTTGATTTTGGCTTTACCTTCCTCAATCATCTTAACACGCTGGTTAACAAGCGCCTGCTTATCATCCTGGAATTCTTTAAGTTCACTCTTAAGTTGTGCAAGAATAAACTTTTCGATAACCTGAATTTTACCAGCAAGCTGTTTCTTACTTACAACTCTGCTTTCGCGTAGTTGCTTCGCAAGATCCTTCTTAGCTTCACGAACTTCTGTTCGATCCGCTTGGAATTCTTTAAGTTCTGTTCCTAAGTGAGCTAATACAAACTTCTCAAGAAGTTCCATTTGCTCAGATAGTTTCGTTTTATTTTCAATTCTTGCTTCACGTAATTCGTTAGCAAGTTTGACTCTTTGCTCTGTGAGGCTATTGCGGTCTTGTACAAACTCGGCAATTTCTGCTTTTAAACCATCTTCAACCATTCGTTCAACGGCTTCTAATAGGCAGCCTTTGTCGTGATCATAACGAGATGCAAATTCTTCACGAAGCTTAACTTCAATTTCTTCACGAGCTTCTTCTAACTTCTTCTCCCAAGCCTCTTTAAGTTGAGTCTTGGCATCGTCTGTTAAAAGTTCATTCTCGAGAAGAGGTTTTAGTTCATCAGTCATAGTTCCAATGCTCCTATTAGATATCCAAATTCTCTAGCCAATCCATAACACCTTCTGTAAGGTATTTCTGGGCTTTAGCGTCATGTCTGACAGCTTCAGCAAGGCCTCGGACGTTGTTTCCTCTTCCCTTCCATCCTAACGCTTCATATACCGCAGAAGGGTATGCGCCTGGAGCGGATGGTTTGGCGACAACATCGATAGTAACAATTTCAAAATCGCTAACATATCCATCGTCGTCGACATTACCTGAGCCGCGTGAACTAACGCCAAGTTTCACACCATTTTCGACAAGTGTCTTAACAATGTTTCCACAAGGTGTTGGCAAGATTTTCAACTTACCAACTCCGTTCATTCCATCCATATGCATTTCAGTAATCATATGGCTTACACGGTCCAAGTTGATGGTTAACTCTTCAGGATGATCACATTCACCAAGAACGCTTTCTCCGCCTTTGATTTGCTCCATAACTGAACCAACAGCTCTAGAGATTTCAGTAACTGGATATACACGTTGATTGTGATTGCGAACATCTCCCTGAATAAAGCAACCCCTTAAGTACAAGTTTTTATTGCCGCCATCTTCAATGGCTTCAGTTACAATTCCTGCTTGATCAAACGTCATATGTTCTCTCAAAATTAACATAAATCGTTACCTCTTAACTATCGTTTCTTGTACCTTGAGAGCCAATTGGGCTCTTAACATTTGTTTCAGTGCCAGCAAATTTGCCTGCACCGGCTTCACCTTCACCGTGACCCTTCTGTTTGTCTAGGCCACCGCCTTTTAAAACTTCAGAACGTGATGGTGATCCAGTTTGATCAGCGCTTTCATGGCTGTTATCACCACTATGCGGTAGATCACCTGAACCTGGAGCAGTTTCCAATTTATATGTGCCATGTTCAGCTTGCTTTGAAATCATATCTTTAGATCCAGTACCTAGCAATTTGGACGAATCCTTATCAGCAACTGGGCTCTTAGTGTTAGTTTCTTCGCCAGCAAACTTAACGCCGCCTTGTTCACCGCCCATGCTGACACTAACTTGCTTTAGGCCTTCTTCTAAATCGAGGAAGTCTTCTTCAGTTAGGTCAAAATCAAATTCAGCGGATTCTGGAAGCTTTGCATCATCATTATGTCTGATATTGTCTCGGCTACCATGATTGCCGTGTTCATCAGTTTTGTGGTCTTTCTGAACGCCTGGATCATGTGTAACAGCTTCGTCGACTTCGTCCTTATCTTTGGATTCGTCAACTTCTTTGTCTTCTTCACCTTCACCAAACATAGTTGGGTTCGAAAATCCTGGGCGTTCAAGGCCAAAGCCTTCTTCAGCAGCAACTTCTTGGTTACCACCTTCCATATCACCCATATCACCCATGTCATCCATGTCATCCATATCACCCATGTCATCGTCGGCTTCTTCTTCGTCACCAACATCAACACCAGTAATTTCAGCAAATTTTCTACTTAAATCTTCTAATGCAGCAGCTAAATCTTGTGCGTCATCAGCGTCCATAGTAACTTCGCCTTCAACTTCATCAGCAACTCCGGCTTCGTCACCCATTTCATCGCCAAGATCCACTTCAGCTTCGTCATCATCCATGTCATCGCCTTCATCTTCAGCAGTTAATTCATCACGGCCAAAGTATTCGTCGGAACGGATTTCATGACGGGAATCAGTAATGTCCTCGTCGACTTCTTCTTTTTCTTTTGATTCATCAACTTCTTCTTCTTTAGCTTCATCAACTTCTTCAGAAGAATCTTTTTCGTTGACTTCCTTGTCATCTTTTTTCTCATCAAGTTCGAGAGATTCATCGATATCGTCGTCCATCTCATCGTCTTCAATAAGTGATTCATGAATTGCTCGGGCTTTCTGAACAATAAAGTTGTGGAATGCTTCAACAGCCTTACCATCTTCTTCATTGATCAAAAATTCTAGAGCTTCTTCTAATGCACTCTTAGTGGTCATCAGTTCTTCTCCTTAATACTCTCATATTAGACTAATCTAACTTGAGAAATAACTTCTAGAGTAAATTTCACTAATATTTAATACACAGTTAAAAAAACGGGCGAAAAGCGCCCATTTTTTAACTTTTTGATAATTTTGATGATTTTTCTAAAGGATATTATTCTTCTTCAGCTACAGGAGTGCTGTACATTAAACCAAGTAATTTGTGACGTTTTTCCTGTTCTTCGCGTTGCGCGGACTTCATTTTTTTTAGTTTATTTATATGCCTTAATGAAAGAGTAGGTTTTCTTTTATCAGAGCCACCAACAAATTGAGC